TTGCGGCGAATCGTTTGGCGCAGTTGAAAAAAATTCTTCCAACAACAACTAATCCACGAGAAACATCGTTTTTATTGCCTGATGGGACTCGTTTGCGAGCCGTGAGTGAAGCCGGAGAATATCAGCCTCATGAGAGAGCTATTGGGCGTGCTGGATTTACGATGACTGGCTTGTTAAGTTTGGGTGTAGCGCGGGTGGTGCCACACGTTGGTATAGAAATTGGTAAACCGCTGACTCAAACACAGGCACAAATGCTTGCGGATGATTGGATTGAGTATCAGGATTCTATCGTTGTGGAAGCGGTAGATATTACGGCACAGGATCGTGAAATTATTGTATCGAAAGAATTTCACGAGCCAAATGAAGGATTGTTATACGCTTTTAGCAAACATGCTTTTCAACGGGTGAAGAAAGCTGATCCGACAGGGCGCTATGTTACTCCCTTCGTGTCCTTCGACAAGCAAGGGGATGAGCAGCTACGCATGATTGCCAGTCTGAATTCCAGTCGGCTGGCCACATGGGGGTTTACCGCTGAGGCCGAAGTGTTAGGCATGGCCCGCTACAAGCTCACAGCGGTCCTTGATGGACGGACCAGCAAGTTTTGTCGGTTGGTGGACGGGAAGATCTTTAGCGTGCCGGATGCTCGCCGGAAGGTCATCGAAGTGTTGAACGTCCAGAATCCTGAAGACTTACGGGTGGTGCAACCGTGGCCGAAACAAACCAAGCAAGCACTGGCCGAATTTGCGGCGATGACCCCAGCCGAGTTGACGGAGAGGGGCCTGCACATTCCACCCTACCATCCTCACTGTCGGACGATCTGTCGAGCCATCCAGACGAGCATTGGCGAAGTCAAGGAGACGGTGCCTACGATCCCAGCGGGCACGGAAGCCTTTCAGCCGGTGACTCAAGCGGACCTGAAGGAACTGGGTGTTGAGGCGACACAGGAACAAGTCGATCTGTGGAATGCCCATATCGGCATGACCCCTGTGGAGTTGCTGTCCAAACTCTCCAACATGCCTCCTCGCGAAGTCATGACCAAGGGGAAGGGGGTGGGCTCCAATCCCATCACGTTTGACGCAGGGACGATTGGCTTCAATGTCCGTGGCGCGGACCCCCGGGGGGTGGAATTCAAGCTGGGAGCCATTCTGGACCCTTTTACGGGCATCTACTACCTGTCACAGGCGCAATTGATTGCAGGGACACCGAAGGCCGAGCTTGCGTTCATGAAGAACCTGTTCTCGTCCCTGATCGAGATGGGCATTAAGTCCTCAGCGACGTCCATTGCGGTAGGGGTGGCAGGCAATGCTCCCTACTATGCCCGGTTGGGATTCCTCCCCGATGAACTGGAATGGGATGGCCTCCGGAAGTTTGCCTTGACGGAAATCGAAGGTTCGTTGATTGACGTCATGGCGTCTTTTGCTCCGGAAGATCGTCTATTGATCATCCATCTTCTTCAAGACAAGTCGGTGGGGGCGCTTTCGGCTCTGGTGGAATTACCCTTCAGATACAAGGGGAAGACCATCGGTGAATGGCTGTTTGGAGAAACGACAGGCACATGGGCACTGGACCTATTGGATGAGATGATGGTGGCGCAAGCGAAAGCGTATCTGTCATGAAGATTATTCCCAAGCCCTTTGTCCACACTCATCGTCAGGATATCCCACCGATTGCGGCACTGACCGCGAATCCCACGGTGCTGAATGCGATAGCCTATCAACATCTGGTGACCGAGCACAACGTGGATCCGGATCGCGCCCAGCAACTTCTTGCACCCCCCAGAAAATAGTTGTTGCATTCTGTATAGTCCTGTAAAATACCTGCATCTTCTGTGCAATCAATTGCACGAGTGAGGGAGTCGGTATGCCGTTGCATTTTACAGGACTGGTGTCACGCTACAATCTTCGCCATCCTGACGAAGAATCTCCCTCCCCTCCGGTCTATGACCACGTTCTGAAGTACAACCCTCACCACGATCCTCAAACCGGTCGCTTCTCGGCTGGCTCTGGCGGCATGAACATGCGCCGAGGTGGCACCGAAGGATCACCGACTGAGGATGCGTTCGGGCATCCCCTCAAACCCAGACGTGGCCCCAGTTCTCCTTACAAACCAGCGGTGAATCCTGCGGCGATTAGTCTGAGTAACGCGGGACGACGGGCATCGGCTCAAGCCGTGTTTCAGTCGTCTGCAAAAACTCCGTTGAATCGAGCTATTAGCAAGGTACCGTTGAAGCAACGGGCTGAAGCGGCCAGACAGTTCGTCAAACAGCAACGAAGGACAGAATTCAAAGCTCTCGGCAAACGATCCTAAGCTCATGCCCCTCACTACAGGACTCACGAGTCTGACGGCGGCGAAAGGCGAAGGCCATATCCATTCGGATAAATGGCACCGCTGTATTCAGCACGTCAAGGCGAAGGGTGGGGGTTACGATCCGTATGCCGTGTGTACCTTCAGCATCGGCTACAACGAGTCCATCAACAAGGAACATCAGACCCCCGGCCCTCACTCCTCACGAGACACCCGCCGTTTCAAGAGACGCAAGGAACGCCAAGAGAAAGAACAGAAGATCGATTTTGCGGCGGTTCTCAAATACAACAAGTGCCATGATACGGGTTCAGGCCATACGGGACATTTTGCGTCGAATTGTGGGAGTGGCGGGAGTGGGAGTGGCAAGGCGCTCAGTGGTAAAGAACGTGACTTAGCGATGGATGCCGCCCGTAAGAAGCGGAGTGGAAAAGGAGTGGCCCTTTCTACGAGCTTGTCTCCCTCCCAGAAGCAGATGCAGATTGAGCTAGCCCGACAAGCGAAGAAGCCTGTCCACAAGGTCCATAACGCCGAAGAAGCCGTGGCTCTGGTGTTGAAGGGTGAGAACGTTGAGATTCAAGACACCAAGCATGTGCATACCCTCCTCAAGAAGCTCGGGGAGATGGCGATAGAAGCGAAGAAGAACAAGTCAGAAGCGGCCAATTTCGATCCCTGCACCATTACCGTGAAGGGTGTGAGCTTGTTCTGTTCGGAGAAAATCAAGACCAAAGAATTTCCTCACGGCATTCCTCGTATTGAGATGCCGCAGTTCAAGTCCAAGAACCCCGTCCCGGGGAGTGAAGCGGACAAACTCCCACGGAAGCATGGGGAAGTGGATGCGACCCAAGCGTTTCTGGATCACTTAGAAGCGAGTGGAGTCAAGACCGATCCCAATGGCAAGATGCTCGCTCGGAAGCTGAAGGCCAGTCAAGCCGAGATGGAAGGGGCCAAAGTTGCGGGCATGATGTTGAACCCGGAGTTTAACCCCAAGGTATCGAAGATTACGGTGTCCCGAGATGGCTATGTGGTGGACGGACATCATACATGGGCCGCAGCGATTGGCCGCGATGCCGAAGATGGCAATCTCGATAACGACAAAGAGATGGAAGTTGCGGTCATTGATCTTCCCATGTCGGAGATCTATCTCCTGTCGAAGCAGTGGACAAAGACCTTCGGGTTACCCGCCGCAGGAGTGAAGAAGATGGAGTATCATACCGTGTTAAGGAGAACCTATGCCGCAGCCTGAGAAGCCGAAGCCTGATGTGGGTCTGCCGGGAAAGCCGGGGGATCGTCCGGATGCTGGACGCCCCGGTAAGCCGGGTGAACAGCCTCATCCCGAGCAACCAATTGCACCAACGCCTCCTCCGACGCCGACCCCGCTCCCAGCGGAGCAGCCGCCACCTCCGACGCCCGCGTAAGAGGGAACCATGCTGGTCCTGAAGTCCGATGAACAACAGATCGTCTCGGTGGCACCCGGATACTGGGTGTCATCAGACGGTTGTGTGTGGTCTACACGTCCACTGAACGGGCGAGGACCACTGTTGTCTTGGGACCAGCGTAGAGAGTTGAAACAAACTGTGCAGCCACAGAACCACTATCGAACAGTTGTTATTGATAGGAAGACTGTGGCTGTTCATGCTTTAGTGTTGACTGCGTTTGTTGGTCCATGCCCACCGGGTAAACAATGTCGTCATTTGGATGGAAACAAAGCTAATAACAAGCTGGATAATTTGGTGTGGGGTACCTGTGTTGAGCAGTCTGAGGATCGTGCTAGGCACGGCACCAAGTTGATAGGATCAAAGATTGGAACAGCTAAGCTAACTGAGGTGCAAGTGTTAGAGGCTCGTAGCCTCACACAAATTATGAGCTATCGGACCCTTGCCAAGAAATTTGGAGTGAGCCGGTCTACTATTGCTCATGCGGTATCTCCAACCGGAAATAACTGGAGGCACCTGTGAAAGAAGAATCAAAACTTGTTATCAAATCAGAGGAATTGCAGATAGTGATGGGGGAAGTTTATGCCCCGAATCGCCCTGATGCACAGGGTGAGTACATGACGGCTGTGGAGATTCGGAAGATGGCCCATCAATTCATTCGCTCCGGTAAGATGGGGCAGATTGACTTGATGCATGGGAACAAAGTGGTGAAGGGAGCGAGTGTTGTTGAATCCTTTGTCGCTGAAGACGATGATACGCGCTTCCTTCCCAGTTCATGGGTGATTGGCGTCCATATCCCTGACACGGGCCTGTGGGAGTCCATTAAGAAGGGTGATATCAACGGGTTCAGTATGGAAGCTCTGGTCACCCGTCATGATATGGAAGTCGAGGTAGAGATACCTCCGGTTGTGACCGGGATGACCAGTAAGTCCGAAGATCATCAGCACAAATTCTTCGTCACGTATGATGCGCTTGGGCAATTCAAGGGTGGCATCACCGATACCATAAATGGGCATTTTCATTCCATCGTGGCAGGCACTCATACCCAAGATGCGGCAGGCCATCGGCACCGCTTTTCCTCTGTCGATAACGTCCGCATTGTGAGTTAAAATCATGGCACGAATGAAGTTGAAGCAGTTGCGTGATGCCGACGTTCGGTATATCTCGCTGGTGGATCGAGCCGCCACCCGCATTCCCTTCCGAGTACTGAAGCGTGACAAGGAGAGTAAGATGGGCATTGATCTGACGAAGGTGTTCAAGTCGGATGGCACCGGGAAACCGTATGTTTCGGCCTTGGTGGTCTTTGCCCAGAAAGATGACGCGGCTGGGACGCAGATTCATGACGCGATCAAGGCACACGGTTTCACTACGGAGCGCGTCCAGAAGTCCGACGAAGGTGAAACGCTCGTGTTCGCACAAGCCGCCCAGTCTGGGGAGACTCAGATCGTGCGTCTGAGTGACCAGTTGCTGGTCAACGTGTCTGGCCTGAAGATGCCAGCGGGCTGGATGGGCGAGATGATCGAGAAGCAGGGCTTCTTGCCTGAT